GCACTCAAACCTTTTTCTTCAAGAGATTTTGAAGCAGACTTATATAATTCTATCTGTGATTTAATAGCATCATATTGGTTTTCATCATTTGATATAATAGATTCTTCTAATTTACTAAATAAGTTAGTCATAATATCATTAAAGCCAGAACCAGCTAAATTATCTTCATTAATTAGTTTAGAAAAATCTTCAATCTTAGTATTAATAGATTTTATTTGGTCACCTTTTAAATCGTCACGATTACTAAAACTGGACCTTATTTTATCAATTCGTTCTTGATTAGCTTTTTCCTTATTAATTCGTTCTTGATTAGCTTTTGCCATAAATGTATCTAATTTTTTATTAGATTCAAAACGTGATTCAGCTAATTTTCTCTCTTGTTCAATTAATTCACGTTTATTTTCAAGAAGTTCTTTTTCTTCCTTAGTTTCAGCTTTACTTAAAGCAGTTTGTACATCTAATACAGCATTAGCATATTTTTCATTAAATTCTTTAAATGTTTTTTCAGATTCAGATAAATTTTCTTGTCTTATTTTATCTAAATATTTTTGTTGTCTAATTTCTTCTACTGTATGAGTTTGAATAAAATTAACTTGTTTTGCAATGGCATCAGCCTGCTCTTTAGCAAAATAATATTGATTCTTATCAATTTCTTTTAAATTATCTACATTACCATTACATTCTTTAATTAAGTTGTTAGATACTTGATTAAATAATGCAAATTTAGTCTTTAATTCATCTAATTCGGCATTAAATTCTTTTGTTTCTGTATTAGTTTTAGAATCAAATTCTTTTGTAGCTTTAGTATTATCTTCAACTATTTTATTTTGCCGTACAATGTTAGAATTTAATTTGTTAATTGTATTAACTAATGTTTTTATGTCTCCACTATCTGATTTGCTACTTCTCTTTATCTCTTTTTGTAAGGCACTAAATGATGTAACAACATCAGATAATATATCCAACATCTGCTCTAAATATAAGCTGGAATTATCAGAAGTATTATTACTATTATTATTTCTATTATTAGTTAATAAAGACCTATCTTCATTATTTCTATCTGCCATAATAATACTCCTTTTTAATTAAATTTATTTAAAAAACTAACTATTAAGTTCTTTACATTTTTATTTTTTATTTTTTATTTTTATGTTTAGCTTTCATTTCTTCAATTTGTTTCTTTTCTTGCTGTTTAATTTCCAATAAACGTTCATAATAGAAATTACGTTCTTTTAAACTCATTTTATCAATATCATTCAATGATATAGTGCCATCAGATGCTCTTAACATAAATAAATTTTGTTCTAATAATTTATCATATTTCCATAGAGCATAAGGCATACCATTAATCATTGAATTCGGGTCGAAAAAATGTACTATTCATACTTAATGTTATATTATGAATTCTACCACAATGCGGACAGGTAGCTTTAACCTCAGTATCAATACCAACATTAGTTTTGTTAAGTATATAATTAATGTATTGAGCATCAATAGCGGGTAGATTGTCCACATAATTTCTTTTAGCTGTTTTTGTTGGTGTATCTCCATTTATTTTTTCAATAGAATATTCTAAATGTAAATTATATTCTGGATTCCCTATATAATCAGGATTATTAACTTGTATTTCTTCTGCTTCTTTGCTCATTTCAATACGGTCTTTAATTCGTAAATATCTAAGTTCTAATTTATCTTTCGACTTAGGTAATGATTCTATTACTAATGGTTCTTTATTTGTATCGTCCAAATATATTACCTTTAATTTATCTAAATCAACTGTATGTTTATAACGATTATAACAAGATGGACATATTACTTCAACAGAATACATAGGACCATATGATATTATTCTTGCCATATACATAGTATATACAAAATCAAATTCTGTAAATAATGATGTATCTATATTAATATTATTATCAGTAGTAATACAATTATTTAAGATAGCACACATAGTTTGTAAAAATGTTTTACCACTACCAACTCTCATACGTTCTTCCTTAGTAGTAAACATTCTCATATTGAAGTGTCCATCAAAATCTTCACCATAAAGTAAATTTTTACTTGGTAAATAGAATTTTTCAGCAGTCATTCCTGGATTAGGTATTGTTACATTATTAGTAGATTTAGTGAAAATATTTGAATTTGTAGACATTCCAGACTTACCACTAAATTTGGTCTTTTTAAGTTCCTCAATATCAATAGCAGGTAATTCAGGTTCAGAAGTTATACTTGTATCATTCTCCATTTGTCTGTAACGTTCATCTAACTTAGATTTAGTTGTAGATGAATTTGAATTTATGTTTGTACTGTTGATATTTGGTGTATTAAATAATGCTCCATTTTTATTCATAAATAATGCCTCCAATTTACAATTTTAAAAATTTTAATTTATGTGTTACTATTACTTAATAATAACACATAAATATAAATAAATTTATGTGAAATTATTAAGTAATAGTTAATAATAAATTAAAGCCTGTATTCAACATAATTATATTTAATTGAATACAGGCTTATAATTATAAGTTTAAGAATATTAAATTATAGTTTGTTATGCTCATTAATCATCTAATGGTAAAGCATAATCAATTGAAAGTGTAACACTTATTTCTCTTATGTTTCCACCGGCTTGGTCATAACCACCATAGCTTACATCTGAAGGAAAACAACCATATAATGCCCAAACTTTTCTAAAATCACCATCTGGTGAAAATTCAAGTAAATGTGCTGTTTTCTTATATATGGAAGCTCTGCCAACTTGCTGTGTATTAGGATTATATACTAACTTATGCCAAGCAGCTATAATTCTTTCTGTTTCAAGTCCAACGAAATCATTAAATGTTATACTTAAAGTGGAATAATCAGGTTTTCCAGCAAAATGTACTTTATTATTACCATAATCAACATCTAATACAGCAACATTAACACCTAAGTCACCAACTGATTTAGTAGCCAATGTTAAAAATTGTTCTGAATTGGAAGGCATTTTTATTGACTTCTGTACTGAGGTTAAATTCTCTAACCCATATATATGAATCTCATAGTTATTAGTACGCTGTGGTTCCCAATTATCGTTACCTATCATATGATAGGCACCAAATTGATAAGGTCTATATACAGAATTACTTGCAGTAGACATTACTCATATCTCCTTTACTAATTTTTAATAAATTTTATATAATATAGTTTATTAACCAATTACATCAGAACGTGATTCATCAAATGTAACACCAGCTTGTGTAATTGTGAAATCTATATCAAAGAACTCAGCAGGTCTTGTAGGTGATATGAATACTTTACCAGGAACTCTAAGATTATTCTTATCTTCATCTGTAACTGTAGTATCATCCATTACGATTTGATAATCACTTAATCCGCCATTAACTTTCATTTGTTCAAGCACATCAGAAAGTTTTGTTTTAAATTTAGCCCAAAGAATATAATCATTAGGCTCGAATGTTAAAGCTACACAGATACTAAATATAGCTTTCTTAACAACATTACATAATACTCTCGTACCAAGTGACTGTAACGCTGATTTAGAATAACCATCTTCATCTTGCATAAGAGTAGCATTACCATATATAGTATAGCCATATGTAAGAATATTCATTATAGGATTAATTCTTACTTTATAATCTGTACTATTTTGCCACTCATCAAGTATTGTAGAACCTATTTCATAAGCTGGTTCTACTACAAGATTAGTAGCAGCTCTTGCAACACCAGCCGGTGCATACCAAATTTGAGTTTCACTATTTCTTGCCAAATTAGTACCTATAGTAGCAAGGAATATAAACGAACCAGGCATACTAATATAATTACCAGAAGTTATATCCCTAATCTTACACCAAGGGGCATGAGTTGTACCAAAACTGTATGCCATATCAGAATTGCTTAAATTACTAAAATAATACATCATATTAATATGATTATATGTTTTTGGAGTATCTAAGCAAGCAACAGCATCTCCTCTTACATTAGCTAATTTCAACATATTTGTATGTAGACGCACATTTGCTGGGTCCATATTAGGTCTGTCTGCGTCATCCATAACATTAATATTTGTAAATCCAGAAGCACAAATGAAATCAAAGTCATAAATATATGGGTCTTTAAAATCATCCCAGAACTCAACTATATCCTGCATACTTGAGTTATCACCCACATTATTAGTACCACATAATGTATTATAAAATTGTACAAGTGGCTCCTTATATGTATCAAGAAGTTCTATATTATTTTCTTCATCATCCACAAAATAATCTTTACCATTAGTAAGAACAAATGTGTTAGAGTTAAGAAGTTGAAGTATAGCAGTAATAAATTCTATATATTCATCCTTTGTTAAAGGTGAAGTATCTTGTGAATCATATCTACCAATATTTATATTACTTAATAAATTAAAATCATCTATAAAGTTCTTAATTTTATTAATTGAATTATCAAGTGATAAATCATCCAGTCTAAATGTTATAGAATCAACTAAACGGGCAGTTCTTACATAAGAATTATCCATAACATTATATTCATTTATAACATCGTCTTCACTCTCTGTATTACTTAATGTTCTTCTTGAAATTATGTAAGTATTAATAGTTACAGAATCTGTAACACTTCTACTAAGTATATCTGAACTATTAGATGTTGTTCTAAATATTCTTATACCAACATTATTACCATACGAACCAAAATATTTTGCTTTAGCACTAAAGCTATACTTATAAGAAGTAGTTAATACAAGTTCACCCTCAGTAAATGGCACATCAGTTATAGCTCTCTGAATATAAGTTGAAGTAAGTAATACAAATTTACCAATAACATTTTGTTTTGGTATATCTGGGAATGAAGATGCTACAACACTATATTTTATTTTAGTCGGGTCATCTTCTGTAATCTTTTTAACATAATCACCTACAGCTACATCAGGTAAATCTGCTACTAACTCAGTGTCTTCTACAGATATTTGTGTTGCTGGGTCTATATCAGGTGTATCAGCAGCAACTACTTCTAAGGCACCTTCTACTGTACTTTCTACAATCTGATAAGCTGTAATTGTTATATCAGTATCATCTACTACTTCTAACGAGCCTTCTTTAAGTGAAGCAATAGTTTCATCTGTAACGTCAGTATATTCATATATAGGTAATTTTTCAGCATTTGCATTATAACGTTCCCAACCAATAAGACTATTATCCTGAACATAGTAAATAGGATTATCAGTATCTCTATTATCTATATATGCAGATACAGTATTTTTTACAGGGCTAACACCTATACTCATATCAGCAGTTAAATCATCTAATGTTGCAGATTTACCAGCTACAAAAGCATCAGCACCATCATAGGGTTTAATTCTTTTGGCTAATAAAGTAACACCTGAATTAACTAAGTTAAGAGCATAATTTCTTGTGATGTCATTTTCAATGGGATTAACTAATGAATTACCAAAATAAGTTTGATAATCTGTTTCACTTTGTATTAACGTAGCACTTTCAGTGTCACCCCAAGAAGCAATAACAGGAACAAGAGCTATTAAAGGTGCCCTTTGTGAACTAACAACATAACGGCTTTGGTCTATTTCATTAATAGTAACCTTCGGCATAATTTATTCAGCTCCTTTTATAAATATTAATTATTTGCTTTTTGTTTAGTTTTAGACTTTCTTCCACGTCTACTTTTTGATTTAACTTTACTACTACTATTATCTATCTGATTATTTTCAGTATTAGTAGAAAGTATTTCGTTTTGTTTAAAATCTACATTATTAGTTGTTATACTGGTTTTACTTACAGTATTTGATTTTACTATATTTATTTTGTTATCTTTTTTACAAACGGGTAAATTTATATTATAACAAACTATTTGCTTGTTTGAAATAAGTTTTAACAAATTAGATTCTGATTTAAGTTTATTAAAATCTGCAAGTTCAATTCTGATTGATGAATTTTTTAATATTATTAAATCATTCAATACAATATCATTACCAGTATTATTGATAAGCAATTTACCATTCATTTTACAAATCATACTCCTTTCCGTCGATATCATCCACCAATACTGCTTTTACATCTATTATAGGTGCTTTAAGGTCTTTACTTGACCATAAATAAGCATCTGGACAGTACATTGTGAATGTGCTTCTAAAAATAACACCATCATTAATGTGATTAACAACATCTGAGTTATCTTGAATATCTGGGTCAATATAAAGATTAAACTTATGTTCAAAATCTAATCCATAACCTAACTTAATTAAATGAGTTGGGTGTAAATAAAAATAGAATAATAATTCCCTTATTATTTCATCATTTAATTTCTTATCGACTGTAAATACATCTATTTGATATTCTAATCTTATTGGTAATATTCTTGCCTGTGTAACAGTATTATCATCATTTATTCTTACAGTACCACCTTGATGTAGTGCATTGAAATTAACTTCGTCTGTTCTAACAGAAAAACCAGTTCTGTTAAGATTTATTAAAGGAAATTTAAGTTTATCACCTTTAAGTTGTGATGTATTGCGAAAAGCAGTTTCAGGTGGATTAATAAATATATTATCACCTATAATAGTTTGAAATAGATTAGCAATCGCACTATCATATATATAAGCACTCATTTTGTATTTCTCCTAATTGTATTTCTTAACTTTTGTAATTTATAAAATTCTATCCACTCTTTATTTAAATTTTGACTAAAGTAATACCAACAATGTGTTATCCATTTATATGGTGGAATATTTTCATCACCATATTCTATATATCTAATAAAATGTGTAATTGACATATTACTATTTGGTATTAATATATAATCAGGTATATTGTACGATATACATATAGTACCATTAATGTCAATACGTTTATATATTCTAAATGAATTAACAATTAATTGAATTAACATTCTATCATTCATAATATTATTATTATGAAACTGTAAAACATTATTATCTATCAAATAATCAAATCTAAGTTTAAACTTGGTATAATCAATAGTATTCAATAATTGTTGTTTAAACTCATTTAATTTATTATTACAATATTTATAGAATATATTTGAATCATTCTGCTGTACATTATTTATATTTATAATTAATTTAAACATATTATAAATCTACCTTTAAGAAGTTAGTGTTAGTATTTTTGTAATCCGTAGGAATTTCTTTTTTATCTTCGTAAACAGGTGCTAACTTACATACAAATGATTCTGGAAAATCTAAATTAGTCTTTATATCAGTAATAACAAATATTTCATCAGATACAAGTGGTAATGGTGCTTTTATTATAATTCTACAACCTTTACATAAATTTTTAGCATCATATGGTAATGTAGCAATAATAGGATAATCTTCATTAGTAGATTTAGCCCAACCATATTTTCTTAGTGTACTAATTTTAGGATTTTGTTCAAATATAATATCCATATCAATAGGTTCACTAAATGCTTTAGGACGTTCTTCTGCGTGAATAGTTAATTGCATTTCTATAGGAAATTGATATTTAACTGATATACCCCTTAATTTCGCCATTTCTTTAAAGTAATTTCTAAATAAGGTGCTATCAGATTGTGTTAATTGACCCATAATTACTCACCCTCAGTATTATCAACAGTATCTATAGGTTTGCTTAATTCTTCTTGTTCTTCATCCTTTAATTTTTTACCCCAAATATAATATTCAGTTAAATCCGGATTAGCTCTCATATAATCTAACCAAGCCTTAGCTGCTGACCTTACCCAACGTTTGCCATATAATATAGCTAATATATGTTTACAAACATAGCCTTTATTATTTCGTACATTTCTAACTTTAGGTGCAACTGTTTGTGGAACACCATATTTACAGTCAGCTTGCGTGGCCCAATAAGCAAATCTGTAACAATTATGAAGAACAACACCAGCATTAACATAGAAATTATTATATTTATCAACTGTTAAATCATATACATCTACTGTTGTATCTAAATTGATTATTTCAATAGATTTAACTTTATGATTAAATTTATCAATAACACCTAATTTAACAGCAGTTTCATAGTGTGGGTAGCAAGAAGGTCGCATTTTCTCATAATTTTCTTTATTAATTGGTAAATTATTTCTTGATAAATTATCAGTATGATTTGCGTGATAGTTCCAATGTTCAATAACACCCATAGGTTTTAGATTAGAAGGATAATTATTTAACTTGTTAAAATCTGAATGATGAATTGCTATATTAGTTTCTTTAGAACGAACTTTAGCATTTTCAATTTCATCTTGTAAGACTTCATTAGCAACTGTCTTATAAACACTTACAAATGACTTTATCTTAGAATTTAACATAACACTTTCATAACCATTGTGATAACTAAAATATAATGGCATTAAACTCTGTCCTATTTTAAGATTTTCAGCTTCTAAATATTCACCATTTCTAAGCATATACCTATGATTAGGAGTAGTAAGAATACTTT